TTTTTACATTTAACAAGCTTTTGAATAAATATTTCAGGCTTTTCTTGAATATCTAAAACGATTGAATTCTGTAATTTTATTTTATCAAATAATGGATTACCCTTATCGATATAATGAGGTATAATTCCCCAATCATATTCTTTATGCATATCTAAGTTTGTAAATACTTTTGAACATAATAAACCTGGATCACCTAAAGGAATATTTTCACAATTTATATTTTCTCCTTTTTCTAATCTTTCTTTTGTATATATTCCTCTGATTGCATGTACTTTTATTTTACGAATAAATTTACGTTTAATATCAGTTTCTTTAATAAATCCAGAACCCCATATATGTAATGGAGATAAATTTATATCTTGTTCTTCTGCTAAAAATGGAGATAAAATACTTCCAATAAATGCTGCATCTGCTTTATAGATATCTTGTTTTGTTACTTTACACCCAAATAGGCGTTCTGGAATATATTCATTTAATACATCCCCAAAATTATTATCTTTATTATAATAATATAAATTAATTATTTTCATTTTTATATTTACATATAATATTATATATATAATCAGATACTACTAATCTAACTAATGATTTTTTTCTATCATCTACTATTTTTTTTGACAATGCCATACATTTACACATAAATGCTTTTTCATATAGCTTAAACAAATTTAAACGTATTAAATTGTTTTTTAATTTTTCCATAACATAAAAATCAAATAAAAAATTATCAATTTCTCTAAAACGATTATATGTTAAATTATTAACACGAGAAGCTCTATAATAAGCAAAAGCTTCATTCATTATACTAATTTTATTTGCTACAGCCATCGCAGTATGAAAACCACTAAAATCTGTTCTATACTTACAGCTATCAAATAATATATTATTTTTTACAAAAATTTCTCTTTTAATTAATTTATTACATGCAACAGGTGGACCTATCTTGAATAATTTTAATGGTTCGTTTTTTAATGATATTACTGAATCTTGTGTTTTTCCATCATATGCCAATAATGTTGCTGTAATTTTTTTCATTGTAGAATCGTCATAAAGATAATAACCGGTTCTAACTATATCTGAATTATCTTCTTTTGCTCGATTATACATTCTTTCTAGCATGTTTAATTTATAAAAATCATCACCGTCTGGAAAAATAACAAATTCACCAGTTGCTATCTCCATACCTGTATTTCTTGCAACTCCACATCCACCATTTTTTCGTGTAATAACTTTTATACGTGGATCTTTTAATTGATATTCGTTTAATATATTTAATGTATCATCTGTACTACCATCATTTACACAAATAATTTCAATATCTTTTAATGTCTGATTTATAATTGAATCCAAACATTGATGCAAATACATTTCAACATTATATAAAGGTATTATAACTGAAATTGCAATATCATTACTCATAATACAAATCCTTGCTCTTGTAAATATGTCACAAATTCGATTATATGCTTACAAAATCCAGGAATATTATTTGGATTATAAGGTTTTCTACCAGATCTATTTCTTCCTATTCGAAATGCAGCTCCTATAGTTGCAGAATTAAAATGATTAGCTTTATAAAATCTTGACCAATATGAATCGCAATTACAACGAACAGCTATTTCATGTTCAAGTAAATTTGGCTTAGGCTTAAAACCTTCTTCAATTTCTTCAATTGTTAAATTCTCTGTTTTTTCAACTTTACTAAATGCTACTTCTACATCATATTTTTTTGGTTTACTTGAAGAATTTACTGTACCAAAAAACTGTAATAAGCCAGAATCTTCATCATATTCAATATTTGTTACATGACATGCTGCAAAATTATCAATATTTTGATCAATATTGGGTGTAACTAAAGGTGTTGATCTATGAAGAGCTCTATATACAGGCATTTTAACTATTCCTTATTATTTAAATGTTTTGCAATCCACTTATTACATTCATCTAAAGTTTTCCAACAAGCATATTCATAACCAGCACTTATAATTCTTTTTTGCCAAATTTTTTGTTCATCACTTAATCTACCTTTTCCAGTAGGTGTTTTTAATTCTAAAAATAATACTTTACCTTTCCACACTATCAATAAATCTGGAACACCTTTTTCCCATCCTCTGGCTTTAGACCAAGATACAAAACCCATTCTTCTTTGTGGATCTGAAATAAATTTTAAAGCCGGTCCTACTGCATCAGTCATAATTACAAAAGCATCGTGCGCTCTAAATTCTGCTACTATTTGACGTTGTAGTATATCTTCACTATCAGCTTGTTTTTGTAATACGGTCACTGTATGTTGTTTTCTACTTATCCTTTTATGATTTTTTAATATTTGCATATTTTTCCTTTCTAGTCATAGATATTTTATTACAAACACTTTTTGATCTTCCTGAATAGAAACTTTCTGGACAATTAAAACAAAATTTATTAATTGTTCCATTTGTATACCAATGCCTTCCTTTACTGAATTCTTTTATTTTTTGCGATATTTTGTTTCTAACTTCTTTATTATAACGAATTTTTCTTAATTCTGAATTTTTATACCATTTTTGATGTGCTTTTGAATTTTTTATTATAGTAGACATGTTTTCTTTATATTCTATAGAAGCCATTGTTTTTTTATGCTTTTCAGAAGTGCGCAAACTTTCAGATACTTTTTTACAAAATTCACTTGGCATTTTTATTCCTCGCCGCGCCTCACTTATTTTTTTATGCTTTTCTTGCCATTCTTTACTTTTTACGGCTTTTAATAAAGCTTTGTGGTGCTTTTCTTTAGTTTCATTATTCCATTCACTTTGTTGTCTGTTTATCCATAAGTTATAACCACCTAAATTACATAATGCATTTTCAGAAAGTATAAAATCAACTTCTTTTTGATTTAATTCTTCTTGTGAATTTGCCCAATATAAAATTTCCCGTTTAAAATTTTCTTTTCCATATAATTTCAAATCTGCTATATATTCTTTATTTTTACTACTACCCCAGTATTTTTCATCGAAAACAGTTTTTCTCTTTTGCCCAACATAACAGCGGTTATTTTTTAAGCAGGTTATTTTATAGATATATCCATACATATTATACCTTTGCATCTAATACTGCACATGCTAAAAATGCAATAACTACTTTTGCTTGCTGCCAAATTTGTAAAGCGGATTCCATAGTTAACTTTTTAGCATTTTCATCACTTGTATTTAATTTATCTATATATTTTTGTAATTCTGCACAAACTCCTGCAATTACTGGATCTTTTTCAGTATAGCCTTTTTCTATCAAATATTTATCTAATACAAAACCTTTTTCTATAATATTATTTAATTCTTGCAAAGATGCTGTTGTATTTGCTATTTTTCCATCTTCAGACATATATTTATTTGTATAATCATTTACAGAATTAATAATCAATTGTGCTAGTTCTTTGGCTTTTTTCATACATTACTCCTTTTCTTCTAAAACTTTTAATACTTTTTCTAAATTATTATCTGCAGTATAATTTTGTAAAATAACAGATAATAAAAAACTTTTTTCTTTATCAAGTATTATTTCAAATCCAGATTTTGACTCAGAAAGCCTTAAAACAAGCTCATTTCCTGTTTTAACTAAATCAATTGAAAATTTTTGTAATTTTAAATCTTCAAATTCAATTTGTGAATTATTAGAAATGCTACTTTTTGTATTTTCTTTTCTACTTATTAAATGTTTGAAAAAATTTTTCATTTTTTTCTCCTTTTTTAAGTAGAACTGGTACTTAAAAGGCATTCTAGATAAAAAGTTAACATTTAAAGGAATAATTATGCCTATTTATAAAACATATAATTTTTGGAATTACATCATAGATGAAAGTCCTTTTGTTTTACAAAGAGCAAAAGAAGTACTTACACATAAAAGTTATAATTTCGATACAAAGCAAAACGAATATGAAATTTATTGGCAAGAAGAATATGGACCAGAAGTAGAAGGAATACAAACAAAAACATTACGTTATCCGGCCGGTTTAACAAATTATTTAAGAAGTAAAATTAATTTAGAATTAATTGAACCAGAAAATCCATATTATCAATATACAGATAAAGAAATAAAAGCTGTTTTTGAAGATGCTCAAAAGCATAATCAGGATTTTGAAATAAGAGATTATCAAATAGAGATGGTTAGAGTACCGACAACTAGATTTGCTTCTTTAATTCTAAGTGGGGTAGGCAGTGGAAAATCATCTGCGATGTCATTACTGATTAAGCTATTGAAAAATGATAAAGTTTTAGTAATGAACGGTAATAATTTTATTTTGCAACAAATTTATGATAGACTCGTTTCATTTGGTGAAATAGATATTAGTTGGAATCCTAGTAAAGATCCAGATTATAGTAAAAGAATTATTCTAATAAATACAAAGCTTTCAGATTCAAAATTAAATAAACAAGATTCTGATTATATTCAATTTTTATCAGAAGTTGATACTTGGATAACTGATGAATGTCACAGAATGCAAGCTTTGACTGGATTTGAACCTTTATTTTATATGGATCCAACAAAATTACAGCATATAGTAGGTTATTCTGGCAGTCCATATCGTAATCATAAAAATATTTATACAACGGCTGAAGATTTTAGATTAACAGCATTACTTGGCGAACCTGCTTTTTCATATGAAATGAAAGATACTGTCGAAAAAGGTACAATAGCTAAACCATATGCATATTTTATTTCTTATAATAATAGACCTGCTTATCTTCCACCAGATTTAGAAAATAATTATTTTATGTTATATAGAGCTAATATAATTTATAATAAAAACAGAAACGCGGCAGGTGTAGAAATGTTAAAATTTTTACATAAAAATGATATAAAAACCATAGCTTCATTTAATAATATAAAGCCCGGACAAAATATTATGAAAAGCCTAAAAGAAGCTGGAATACCTGCATTGTTTATTTGCGGTGACGAAACAATTTATGAATGGATATATAATAAAAGAGGTACATTAAAATTAGAAAAGCGTTCTGGAACACCAAATGACATTAAAAAAGCATTATTAGAAGACAATTATAATATAGTAATAGCTTCTCAAGTATTAGATGAAGGTGTTGATATAGATATATTTCAATGCGCAGTACTTTTTAGTGCAAATAAATCTAATATTGGTGTTTTACAGCGTATAGGTAGAGCAAGCAGAAAGCGTAAAAATGGTGAAAATATATCATTAGTAGTTGATTTTAAAGATGTTGGAGGACATTATATCTTTCAAAATCATTATAACGAAAGAAAAAAATTAATGATTGATTCTGGAATCGAAGTATTTGAAAGAGTACAAGATTTTATTTCACTTGTAAAAGAAATAGGAAATGGTAAAGGATTTAGTTAGAAATAGAAAATTAAGACTTTACTTTTTTACTAAAATTAAATATAAAATTATATGGAGATAATAATGGCAGAAGAAAAAGAGCTAACTTTTGAAGAAGAATTTAATATTACGGTCCAAAAAAAATTTTTGGCATTGTTAATTTTTGATCAAGATTGGGCTGCTATTAGTGGTTTAGAAATCATTTTACCAGAATATTTTGAAAATCAGCATCTTCGCCGTGTTTGTAAATTTATTCATGAATATTATAAAAAATATAAACAAATACCTTCTAAAAAAGCATTAGATCAGATAAATCAAGATTATGTAAATAGTACCGCTTTACCACAAACCGAATATTATGCTTGCTCTAATATTATTGAAGAAATCTTTAAAATGGATGATATTAGAGATTTTGAATTTTTTAAAGAAAAAGCCGTTATATTTGCAAAACAGGTTACTTGGAGAAAAGCATTAGAAAAAGGTGGCAGTGTATTAAAACTTGGAAATTATGATGAAGCTATTGAATTATTTAAAAAAGTATTAAATATAAGCGGTGATAGTGATTTGGGTTTAGATTTTGAAGATACTTCTACAGACGATTTTATTGAAAGTTTAAGTGCTGCTTATGATAAACAAAATATGTTAAAAACAAATATTCCATCTTGGGACGAGGGCTTAGGTGGTGGATTTGTTAGAAAAAATCTTCATATTATTGCAGCTCCTCCGGGTGGAGGTAAAAGTCGTATAATGGCATTTTTAGCAAAACAAGCTATGGAACAAAATAAGAGAATTGTTTTTATTACATTAGAATTAGATCAAACAGAAACATTAGCAAATGTTCAAACAGCTATTACTGGATTGGGTATTGGAGATATGTTAAGCATAAAAACACGAGCTGAATTTGAAGAAAAAGTACACATGTTTAAAAATACATATCATCCAGATTTAACAATTAAATTTTTTAAACCAGCAACAGTAAATGCAGATACAGTATATAATTATATACAAAAATTAGCACAAATAAAAGAAGAAAAGTTAAATATCAAATGGAAACCAGATGTTATTTTTTTGGATTATATGGATAAACTTTTACCAACACAAAAAGTCAGAGGTAATAGCTATGAAGACATGGGTGGTGTTGCAAACGATTGTAAAAATTTAGCAATTTCATTTGATTGCCCTGTTATTACTGGTTCACAATTAGGTAAATATAGTTGGAATGTAAAAAACACAGAAGTTGTATCTATGGATAGTATTGCAGAATCTGCACAAAAAGTTCATTTAGCTCATTCTATGACAACAATAAATGCAAACCCTGGTGAAAAAGCCAATTTAAGAGCGAGATTATTTATGGCCAAATCTAGATCTGGTTCTGTTGGAAAAATTATTTGGGCAGAAGTCAATTTAGGAAGATGCTATATGGCAGAAACAACGCCTTGGGATCCATCAAATCCAGGTACAACAGTTGAATATGAAGTTAGATCAGCAACAAAATAAAAAAGGGTAGTTTAACTACCCTTAATATATTCTTTTAACGCTTGTAGACTAGATACTTAATTCTCTTCTCTAATTATTTCATTATCTACTATCACACGAGGATTAGAATATTAACCACGTTTTAGAACATAAATAAAAATTGTTTTACTTTTTTTATATTTTGTGGTATATATTTAATAAAGGAGTTAAAAATGCCTATTACACCAAGTCGCTGGACAAAAGATGAAATTTATCAAACTGAAGCAGCTTTATATACTATTATATTCTTTTTATGGGATTATAATAAACGAAAAAAACCTGCTGATTTTGAAGATATGCTTTGGATTATAGCTAGAGCAAATAAAGAAATGTTTGAAAAATATACTTTAGATTGTATAAATGTAGAAATTTTCAATATGTTTGATTTTGAAGAAGATTTAGTCCCTATGAATTTTAGACCAAAAAATTTAACCGAAAAAAGTTGGTTAGATTATATGTCAGAAGCACAAATGGAAGAAATAGTAAATGCATATCGTAAATGGAAATCATATGGAAAATGGTGTGTTAGATTAAAAAAGTTTAAAGAAAGGATTAAAAAATGACACCTGAACAAAATAAAACCATTCATAGAGCAATTAGTACGTTTGGTGGTAGAAATCAAACCATGCAAACTATTGAGGAACTTATGGAATTACAGCATGCTTTATTTGAAAATGTACATCGAGGTACAGATAATAGGCAAAGTATTGTTGAAGAAGTATCTGATGTAGAAATTATGCTTGCTCAAATTAAACAAATTTATGATATTAAACCGGAGGAAATTTCTAAAGTACAAGATTATAAATTAGGAAGATTAAATATTACAATTAATAAATTTATTGCAAAACAAGCCCCTAAAAATACAGATCAAATTCAAATAGATCGTAATACTTCAAATGGAAGAGTCTAAGAACATTAGTCCTTGTTCTAAATACAAAGAGCGAGGACTAAATGCGCATTTTTACCGATGCTAGTACTTCAGGTAAAATTTCTGGTATAGCATTTGTTATAACAGATAATTACCATAATATTATTGCTAAAAGAGCAAAGCCCTTAATAGAATCTGATAATAATGCTGCAGAATTAACTGCTATTTTATTTGCTTTAGAAGAAGCATCTAATTATGACGGGCATATTACTATTCTTAGTGATTCACAATATGCATTAAATTGTATTAAAGCTAATCATTGCAGAAAATTTGAACGTCCAATTATGGATTTAATTCAGTATTATTTAGCAAATCGCCGATGGGCGGGTTTGTGGATAAAAGGTCATAAAGATAATGGAACAATGCTTTCATTTTTTAATAGACAAGCAGATCATATGGCAAGTAATATTAGAAAAGCATATGTAGTGGCAAGACGTCGCGAAAAACATTTTAAAAACAAAAAGTTAAAACGAATAAATAACAGATACAATGATAAACAGTATGATTAAATACTTTGTAAAATTACAAAATGATTTAGATTGGACAGAAATGTATTTTAAATCAGATTCTGGATTTAAAATAACACCAAAAGAAGTAGCCAGACAGTTTGTTGAGCAACATCCAGAATGGTATTTAGATTATGTAAATGAATTCGGTGAACATACAATTATAGTTGAACTCAAAACTGAAGATAAAAAATATTTTTTGTTCTATATTACAATAAATTTAAATTATAATATAGAAGAATTGTATGTCAATAAACAAAAAATATCTTAGTAGTAATGATATAGCTTTTTGGAATGAATTCAAAAGTAAAATTATTCCAATAAAGAAAAATATAGTAAACAAATCATCATTATATCATATTAGTATTAAATATCCAAAACCACACGTTTATATTTTAGATTTACATGGTTATACTATACAAGAAGCTTATGATAAATTAAAAATTTTTATAAATAAACATAAAGAATATAAATCAAAATATGTAATTGTAATAACAGGTAAAGGCAGTATAAAAAAAGAAGGTGCAATTCATAAAGAAATAAGAGATTGGTTATTAACAGAAGAATTTAAAGAAAAAATAAAAAGCTCCGAATGGATTAATGGAAATGGGGCTTTAAAAATTTTTTTAAAAAGTTAGAAAAAACAGTTCTATTTATTATCTTTTATTTTAAATAAGGAGATACT